TGATTTTATTAAAGTTCCATCTTTGCTTTTTAAAGCGAAATAATAAAAAGGAAATTTATAATTACAATGCCACATAGGAGTCCCATCTTTTTTTAATTGACCTGGCTCTTTAGCGAAACCGCACGATAATGGCCCAGAAAAACTTTTATCTTCAGGGTAAGGTTGGTCAGCTGCGAAATTAGAGCAAGCCGTATTATAATCAAAATTATCTAAATATGATTGAATCTCTGTTAAGTGGTATTCAAAACCTTCTAATTCATCTAAGGACATTGGGTCCATTTTTAAAACACCTTCCCCTGGTAAGCCTAGTAAATCTTCTTCTAAATTAAATTTTAAAAACAAAAATTCAGTTTGAAGTTCTTTGCAATTTGGATACATCTTTTTAACCGCTAGACAATAAATTAAATTCTGTAAATTATCTGTGATTTCAGAACCAACATAAACTTTTTTACTAGTTTTAAAATCTCTAATTACAGCCCTTTTTCCTTTATCATATAAAAATAATTTATCAATAAATCCATATATATAATAATTCTTATCACCATCATCGATTTGAATATCAAAAGTTTGCTCAGAAAAAGCTTTAAAAGGTTCTTCCTTATCTTTTCCATAGAAATCATAAGCTAAACCATTAACTATAAATTCATCTATCAAGCTAAGGTCTTCTTCTGAATTAACTTTTGGGTCTTGTTGGGACGCTTGGGTCTGAACAAGTTTATCTACAGCTTTAGATCCTTTAATAGAACCCTTAGATAGAATGCTTTTATAGTGTTTGTTGTGCCTGTCTTTTCCAAGGTATTCAAATATATTATGACACACGCTACCTCTTGAAGCTCCCGTGTTCGAAGAATCGGGAATATGATTAACATACTTGCACCAATAAACCCACGAGCATTTTTCGGCAGTTGAAATTCGACTAGCTGATAACCTGACTTTATTCATAGCAAGATAATTTTTTAATATTCTTAAAAAGATTTTTAGAAATTTTATTTTTTGAAAATAAATTTTTAGAAATCTTTAAAACATGTTCGCATATTAGATTATTACTAGAGAGGTTTTTATTTTTTTTATTCTCCCAATAATTGTAATCTTCACCGCTCATTTCCCCAAAATCATTTTTAGTTGGTAGCGCAATATTTAAACAACTTGAATCAAAATAATTTAAAAGCTTTAAGAAATTCTTTACTGCAGCGTTTTGTCCAGCACAATTTAAATCATTATTAAAACAGAGGTGAACTGTTTGAATATTTAAACCCATTAGAATTGTTAAAAGATTCGATGATATATCTAAACCAAAAGTAACCAAAACATTTTTATACCCCTTTTCGTAAAGAGATAGCATATCACCAATGCTTTCAACGAGGATAACTTCAGAAGATATTAAAATACTATCTAAAATAGGATAATTGCCTTGAGAATTTGTAGAGTACAAAGGGTAAGCCCAGCTCGTTTTCTTTCCCATATGCTTCCATTTTGGTCGGTTTGAAGCGTTACTCATATCTCTCCCTGCTACGCCATGCACTTGTTGAAATTTATTAAAGATAGGGAAAACGTATCTTTGATACATTGAGCCTGAAGTACACATGCCAGATTTAAAGAAAAGAAGGGTGTCATCTGAAATACCACGTTTATTGTAAAAAGAATAGTGAGGCAATAAGTTATCTAAATCATTTTTTGAAAAAGTTTTTTCTAGAGAAATGACGGACAGCTCTTTGGGTGTGTACTCAGCTGCTTTAGTAATAGCTTCATCTAGATTTAACTTGTTGAATTCTTTATCACCTATAGTTTTTTTTATTAATAACGCAAGTGGAGCAAAACTTCCTCCAGAAACATAATCTTTCCAAACACCTGAGTCTTTGTATATTTGTAGGGCATTAGGGTTGTCGCCTCCTCTATAAAGAGCAGCACTTTGCCAATAAGAGCCTCTATCGTAAAGTTTGTAACCTAAATCACTCAATAGGTTCTCAATTTCATTAGAGTTCATTATATCGGAAGATCATCTCCTTCATTGTTTCCAGCAAGAGAATTAATTGAACGAGCTTGTCTGTCAAGATCGACCAAGTCTCCTTTATCTATAATTTTAAAATTGTCAAATTCAAAATTAATATAGTTTCTGCGCTGAGATCCGTCTTGCAGTTCAACTAAATTTTGCGCTCTAGCAAAATCAGCTCCATAAGTGCGAGCTTTTTCAATCTTCATTATATGTCGCCCACAAAAAACAGGATCCCACTGCATTTCATCCACGGTCTTGTTTCTAAGTATCAATAAATGAGAGCAAAATTGTTTTATTCGATGACTTAAAGAGATAACACTTTCATCGTCAACTACAGCATCAGAATTTCGGTTGCCTACTGTACCTATTCTATTAGCTTGAACACTGGTCATTAAAGAAACTTGAGGTCTACCCTCAAAAACTAAATCTCTCTGTATAACTTTTTTAAATTTATCTACAACTTCTCCAACAACTTGATATTCTGTTTTAAATTTATTAGTCATTTCAAAACTAGATTTAATATAATCAAAGTTAATGATCAACTTGTTACCCCTGCCAACTTGAGAGTAATAATACCTCCTGACGTAAGTTAAGATTTCGTCAATATTTTTACCTCCAACATTATAATAATCGTAGCGAATTTTTCCTGAAGATATTTTATCTAGAGCATTAGTAACCCTCTCTCTGCAAGTCGAATCGTCTGCCCAGTCACCACTCTCTATTAAATGCAAAGGAACTCTAGAATATGAAGCCGCCATTCGGAAGACTATTTCTTCTTCGCTCATCTCTCCATTATCTAAATGAAGAATAGGAATATTGTGTTTTCCTGCTACATACATACAGTAATGAGTTGTGAATTGCGTTTTTCCTACACCCGAACCAGCACAAATAACTGTGATTTGACCACCCTTAGTTAGTGAGCCACATAAAGCATTTAAAGTTGGATGCGGACCCATTGGTCCCGCATCTTTATAAATTGATCGGTCATTAGCTCTCTGATTAATTAAATCAGGCATTATATCAAAAAGATTCACTGCTTTACCTGAAGTGTTTTCATACAACTCAATTTGATTGTTGTAAATAGAATCACAAGCATTGATAATATCATCATACGAAGCAGTAGAATCTAAGGATTGCATTTTCGTAGTAATATTTTGACCTACTTCGGACAACTCCCTCCTGATGCTTAAAAGCTTGACGACTTCAGCTGCGTTCTGAAGCGCAGATTCTGAAACATTTTGAGATAAAAGATCTAAAGATTCAAGGTATTGACTGACAGTAATGTTATCTTGAAAAGAAAGTTTTAAAGAATTTAGATGGTGAGCTAATAAAGCTATATCTATAACTTTATCAATGTCTAATAAAGCTTTTATTCTTGTATAAATAGTTTTATTGACTACCGAATCTTTAGAATAAAAATCTTTTTCGCTAATGAAATTAGCAATTTCTGTTTGGAAATAATCCGAGTTAGAAAAAATTCCCGCCAGCAGAACTCTTTCTTGATTTAAATCAAAAAGCTTCATGAAACCGATAATACCACATTATGGGTGGTATGTCAACAACTTACTGATCAGAAAGAAAATCTAAGCTATCTCCTTCAGAGAGATTAACCAAGTATTCTTCAACAGCTTTTCTAATTCCTAGCTCTACGACCTGCGTTGCTGTTTTGTTGTAAATAAAAGGGCGACCATCTTGACCGACACAAGCTAATAAAAACCCTCTGTTAGATTCTGATTCACCTGTTAGTTCAAAAAGTTCATTTAAAATACTTTCTGGAATGTGAAAAGTTTCTAAATTTTCTGGATCAATATTATTCATATATTTATATACACTTTATATTAAAGCGATAAACCTTGTTTTTCAAAAAAATCTTCACTTAATATATCTTTTTCATATATTTCAATTAACAAAATATCATTTAATTCACAAAACTTTAATTTGTTATGATCTCTTTCAAGTTGAGATAAGTAATTCACTTTGTGCCCCCCATGAAAATACGGAACATATTTAGTATGCTGACCCCCTTGTACTTCAATAGCAACTTTTTTATTTGCGTTAAAAAAATCTAAAGACATCTTGGTTCCAACAATTGGAAACTCTTCAAAAACAACATGTCTAGACCAATAAGGTTCTAAAAATTTTTTAACATTAAATTGAAACTTACTCCTACTTTTTTCATCCCAATCAATTAAATGATTTTTTATTTTTGAAACTCTTTTGGTTGCCCCAAATAAAGTCTTAAATTTCATCGCAAAGTAATGGGACGAGTCTTATTTAATAAAGACAAATCGTT